TAAGCTGTAGGTTACAGGTTCGACTCCTGTCGGGCAGGCCATTTTTTAGACAAGTGTCAGATTTGTATAAATAAAACGGTGACGATAATAATAAATAATAATAATGTCACCGAGGAGTAAAAATGAAAAGAATAATAAGCGCGTTATTCTTATTTACTGCCGTAGGATGTGCTTCAGTAGCAACCGGTATAGACACAGCTAGAAATGTAGTAGCAACCACTGTCCAAACAGGCATGCAGGCAGGTGCCGACATGGTTGGAGCGGTAGCAGAAGATGTTTCTGATGTTGTAACAACAACTGCTAATGTAGCATCTGGTGTTGTAGATACTGTAACTGAAGAAGTACAGGATCAAGCAAAAGAGCTTGAAGTCAAAGAACCTGACTTTCCTACTAGTGAATTAAAAGAAGACTAAGCGCAACAACTCGGGGAGGGTGCATCGGGATACCGGTTGCCCTCCTTCTTTTTGCATACTATTTACACGATAAATACCTAAAAGTTATAAAAACATTATTATTAATAGCGTCAATGGTTATAAATAAAAGTGATTATATAAGATTCGCTTATATAATAGTATTAACAAAATTAATATAGGAGATGGTGTTATGACCACAGCTACTTTCGGCGAGGTAGCGAAGCTCATAGGAACCAATGTTGATAGACTAAGAGAAAACGACAAAGTTTGTCTATTCTGCGATGCGATTCAATTAGTAGCGATAATGATTGCTCCGTTACTTTTGCCAATAGGAATAATTTATGCAAGTATGCAAGGGGGTTTCTAGTGAACCAACTTAAGCACTTTAGTCTTGCACTCGTATACTTCTCACCTGTAATAGGGTTTGCGTATATGATACTGCAATTTTATAATTGGACCAGTTAATCTAACTCATAGATCGGAAAGGGCGTCTTTTAGGCGCCCTTTTTTGTACCTGAGCTTATATATAGTTATGTATTTAATGGAGATGGAAATGAAGCAGATCGTTGCTTTATTAATTGTAACAGGCTTTTTAGCAGGTTGTGGAGCTCAAGTATCTTTAACAGCTTCCGTACCAGAAGGTAAAGACCTAGATGTTACAATTAAAACCTCAGAAACACCGGGAAACTAATAACTCAACGGCAAGGCCCTTATGTTGAGTTTCCAACCGGGCAGTTAAAGTAGTATATGGTCCTATGGACTCTTGTAATCTACTCCCTACGAAAGTATAATAAATACTATTATGCGTAAGAAGAAACTTAAAATCCGTAATCCTGTAGCCCGTTATGCAAGACTGTTTAACAAGGCCACTGTCGTACCGGATAAAACTAAGTACAATCGAAAGAAGGATAAGAAAGTTTCTGAAGACCTAGATTAATAAAGGAGGAACCATATGCGTAAGTTATGGATAACATTACCAATATTATTATTTTTTGTAATGTGGGCCGAAACAATACAGGCCAGTAGTGAAATAGAATGTCTAGCGGAGAATATATATCACGAAGCTAGAAGTGAATCAACAGCAGGTAGAATGGCTGTTGCACTTGTTACACTTAATAGAGTGAAGGATAAAAGATTTCCTGACACGATATGTGGTGTAGTTAAACAAACTAAATATTATCCTAGTGGAAGAATAGATCTTCACTCATGCCAATTCAGTTGGTATTGTGATGGGAAACCAGACACAATCAGAGACAAACAATGCTGGAAGGATATATTATTAATAGCAGAAGTTATGTACACTTATGAAACAGAAGATTTTACAGAAGGTTCATTGTGGTATCATAACACTAAAGTCAAACCTAAATGGTCTATGGTTTATACCAATACTGTTAGGATAGACAACCATATCTTTTATAAAGATGTTGACTAAAGCAATCAAAGGTTCTATAATACACACATGTTAACAGATTTACCACATGTAATAGTAACAGGCGGGTGCGGTTTTATAGGTTCGCATCTCACAAAGAGATTGCTCGAACAAGGTTTTAGTGTCACGGTAGTGGATGATAACAGAACAGGAAATGTATTCTATAATCATAACAGCGTAGAATATCATAAATGTGATGTTGCAGATTTTAATCCACATGCGAATTCTATAGAACCGCCTGTGGCAATATTCCATTTAGCAAACTCACCTAGAGTTAGAAGAGCTTTGGAGTACCCTACAGAAACTATTACTAATAACATTAATACAACCTGTGCAGTTGCAGATTGGGCTAGAGTATTTAATTGTAAATTATTTTTCTCTACATCTTCAAGTACACAATATAAAGAGTCACAAGGCAATCCGTATACATTTAGCAAGGTTGTATGTGAGTCCTTATTAGACATGTACAGACAACTATACAGCTTAGATTATGTATTGATGTTTTATTATAATGTTTATGGTCCTGGAGAGGCAGACTATGGAGAATATAGTACTGTCGTTAGAAAATTTAAAATGGATTATTTAGAAGGTAAACCTTTAACAATTTATGGCACAGGTAAGAAAGAAAGAGACTTTACCCATGTTGATGATGTTGTACAAGGAATACTTCAATTATTAGCAGACCCAGGTCTTCCTGCCGTAGCACATTTTGGAAGTGGTGATCCCAAATCAATCTCATCTATTGCAGATTGTTTTAATCACCCTATTGTACATACTTTTGATAGAAAAGGAGAAGCAGAGCGTACCTTCTGCGAGAGGCCTTATATCGAACCAACGCATAATGTACATAATTATATTAAACAATGGGTACAGGAGATTAAGAATGATGCCACCAAGAGTAGTAGTCGATAACACAATAGAAATGACAAAAGAAAAAGTAAGCGATATATTTCTAGTAACCAAGGAGTTTCATACTTCTACAGAGTTTTCTCAATATATAGAGAAGGTTGCTTTTAATACAAGATCGCAACACATGGATATTATTTGTGATTATTGTATTAAGAAAGATATTGAAATAGAAAGTGTGGGTAAATTCCTCACGACAAATTTAAAAGCTAAAATAAAAGAAGAAGCTTTAGATCTAAATTTACTGAAAGAAAAAAGGCAGGCAAAGTTACCGATATGAGAATATTTGTTTCTATAGCATCTTATCAAGACCCTATACTAAAATCAACAGTAGAGTCTTTATACAACAATGCTAAATTCAAAGACACTTTAACTATAGGAGTTTTTGATCAAACTTTAGATATACTAGAATTTGATCCTTGGATTCCTGTTAAATATATGACTTGTAATCCTGAGGATTCTTTAGGTTGTTGTTGGGCAAGGAGTAAAATACAAAAAGAGTTATTTACTGATGAAGATATCTTTATGCAAATTGACTCTCATACAATGTTCGATCCTAATTGGGACGAGTATTTACTTAAAGAATTAGCTAAAAGTAAAACATGGATACAGTCTCCAATATTATCAGGCTACCCTAGACCGTTTAGTGTAATAGAAACAAAAAACGCTTTTAATACAAACGAAGATTATGTATATTTAAGAGGAAGTTTTGAAGACGATCATACACATGTCATGACAGCTCATTCTTTTACTGAAGGATTATATACTCCTTTAATTGCTAAGGCTATACCTGGTAGAAAACAATTTAAAGGATTTTTCTTATCAGGAGGATTTATTTTTACAGAGTCCCAATGGGTTCATGATGTTCCTTACGATCCTGATATATTTTTTCTAGGTGAAGAACCTACACTATCATTAAGATCTTATACACATGGTTATGATATAATTCATATACCTGATACACCATTATATCATTGGTATAATGATAAAAACCAAGAAGTAAGAAGAGAATTATATTGGGACGGAAATAGAAATACAGATAAGGTACAAATCTTAAATAAGAAAGGCCAAGAAAGAGTAGACTTTGTATTGTCAGGAAGTGATACAGGATTATATGGTTTAGGAACACAAAGAACAATACAAGAGTTTGGTTCATTTAGTGGCATAGATTATATTAATAAAACTTATGCACCTGATAAAGCATTATTTAATGTATATGAGAATACAGGCTGGGAAGAGGTATTGGAATAGTGGACGAAAAGTTTTTTGTAAATAAAGACTATGAGGCATACAATATATACCTTTCCATAAGAGCTCATTTTCATGGCAGAACAGGTAAAGGTTTTGATATCAAAAATTCTAATTACACAGCAAATATGCCTTTTGCTAAATATCAAGCAAAGTCTGCTATTGTAATTATGTTTAAAAAACTAACAGAGAAATTTCAAAGGCAAGAAGTAATAGATATTATTGTATCTAATTTTGCTAACGGAGATAAGTTTGGAGGACAGCCCTTTGATTCTAATGCAATTGATGTATATAAGGATTGGAAGTCTAGACAAAACTCTCAATCTTATATCTTTAAACAAGATTTGGAATCTATTCTAGAGAGAATGGATTCTGATAAAATAGAGGATGCAACGGTTGGTGACGGGCACCCTCTAATACTTAAGATGTTATTAGGTAAACTTATAACATTGGAAACCGTCGTTATATTAAATCGAGAATTGGACTTTATACAAGATTATGCTGATGATTTAATATTGAAAGATACATGTTTAACAATACAAAGGTATACACCATTTGTAGACAATAGTACCAAAAGACTGTATTTAAAACATCTAGATCTTATAAATAAAATTGCTAGGACTAGAAATAGTTCTAATACATTAAAAATATAACGCTATACAACGCAATACACAGGAGAAAATATGTCGTTTAATACACTATCAGAGCTTCGTAAAACACGAGGCAATTTCGATAACTTAATGAAGGAAGTCGAAAAAATCACAAGCCCTAAATCGAATTTTAATAAAGGAGATGACAGGGAATGGAAACCCACAGTAGATACAGCAGGAAACGGTTATGCCGTTATTAGATTCTTGCCCCTCTCTAAAGGAGCAGGAGATACTGATGTGCCTTGGGTTAGAATTTTCAACCATGGCTTTCAAGGCCCTGGCGGAAAATGGTATATTGAGAATTCTCTCACAACTCTAAACAAAGCAGATCCTGTTTCAGAATTAAACTCTGAACTATGGAACTCTGGTGTTGAGGCAAACAAAGAGATTGCTCGAAAACAAAAAAGACGCTTGAATTACTGGGCGAATATCTTGGTTGTTGAAGATCCTTCCAATCCTGAAAATGAAGGCAAAGTCTTTATTTACAAGTTTGGTAAAAAGATCTTTGATAAAATTAAAGATGTTATGCAACCAGAATTCCCTGATGTTACACCTATTCCTAATCCTTTTGATTTCTGGGATGGTGCTAACTTTAAACTAAAAATTAGACAAGTAGAAGGCTATCGTAATTATGATAAAAGTGAATTTGCTAGCCCTTCAGCAGTGTCTGACAATGACGAACAATTGGAAGCAATTTGGAATCAACAATATGACTTAGGTACACTTGTTGCTCCAGACCAATTCAAGTCTTACGAGGAACTAAAAAACAAACTAGACATGGTTCTAGGAGGTAAAAAGGTTCCTACAGCAGAAGCTATTTCTGCCGTAACTAATGATGCAGAAGACGATCAATTTATGGAAAAAGTGAAAAGCGTCGAGGCAGCAGCACCGGTATCAACTCCAGAGTCAACAGACGAGGAAGACGATACACTTAGTTACTTCAAATCTTTAGCTGAGGAGAAGTAATATAAACTTTACAATAGAGTTTGGGAGGCACCTTAGGGTGCCTTCTTTTTTACATAAATACTAATATGTTTGATATACCTTATTTACATATTAAAAACTTTGCTCCCGATCTTGTAGAGAGTTTAAACGAAGATATTTCTAAAGAATATGATAGAAGAATTGCTCTCCCTAATACAAGCAACATGTATAGAAAACTTTCTGTATATGATGAGAACGGAGTACATACAGCAAGAACAGGTAAATCCCATTTAAATTTTGAGAACATTACTAACGCTCCCGAGTTAGAAAATAGAATTAGACTTGAAGCTATTAATTATATGAAACAATTATGTGGCATGACTCCAATTCAAGAACAATTATTAGCTTCTTCTTGGGCCAACTATGGATGGTGGTCTTGTTTTCATAACAGCGATAGTTATGAATATCATGCACACAGTCAGTTCCAATTAGTTGCGACTTACTATGTACATAATGAAGACGAACATTGTCCCATATCCTTTAAAAATCCTATGGGTGTTTTATTAGAAGGTTGGTGTCCTGGTGTCCCTACAAAAGAATTTGCTGAGGCAATAGAAACAGTTATTGAACCTCAGACAGGAGACTTAATGATATGGTTGCCATTTTTAGAACACTATGTAATGAATAAGCAAGCATACGACGCTTGGAGAGGTACTACAAAAAATGCTGAAAATACAGATAGACTATCTCAACAATCTGCTGTTACAGAATCTAATCATGAAGACTTTATAAATAGTATTGATTGTAGAAAGTCTATTACAATAGGCTATCAAAAGATTTCTCAACAGAACTTGAGATATTTACAGAAACAGGAAAACTAAAATGGACAGAGAAAAAATTTACGAAGAATTAAAAAGAGATGAAGGTTGTGTAATGGAGATATACAACGATCATTTAGGCTACGCAACATTTGGTATTGGACACTTAATTAAGATGAACGATCCTGAAATGGGAAAAGAATTAGGAACTCCAGTATCTGAAGAAAGAGTTAAAGAATGTTTTGATACAGATGTTGAAATTGCTATTGTAGAATGTGAGGCTCTATTTAAAGAAAATTGGGAATCATATCCTGGAACACTTAAAGAAGTTCTTGTTAATATGATGTTTAACTTGGGTCGTCCTAGACTTTCAAGATTTAAAAAGTTTATTGCAGCGATTAATGAAGGTGATTGGGAAATAGCAGCAATTGAAATGATGGATAGTAAATGGGCTGTACAAGTAGGACCTAGATCAGAAAGATTAAGAGATAGAGTTCTAGGACTTCATACAGAAGGATATAATGATGTTGCAGCTATTGGTCTTTAAATCTGAACGCCTGTTCTATCGTTTCGTCTAACTAGTGTACTACTAGCATTTCTAACATTAGGAGAACTAACCGCTATTAGTGGTCTATCATCTACACCACCCGAAGCTGGAGGTGGAGGATTGTTACTTACAACTACCGGAGCAGGAGCTCCAGCCTCAGCATCAGCTACCAGATTGTTCATATTGTCTACTGCCTGTGCAGTAGGAGGAGTGTTGGTTGTCATCGCCACCATTTGTTTTTGTGCCAATTGATCTTTAACTGCTTGCATATCTTCTTCACTTAGATCATCATCTTGTACGATTGCTTGTAACTCTCTTATAGACGCATCTCCTAATTTTGATTTATCTATTTCAGAATTTCCTAACCAATCTTTATCATACAAGCCACTATCTTTGGCAGAGTCAAAAGCTTTTTCTGTTTCTTCGCCTAACTTTTTACCTATCTCAGCTCTGTCAACACCAATAGCTTTTATTGCTTCATCGTTATTCATTAACGCTTTTACAATAGCAGCATTTTTAATAGCTTCTTTATCGTTGTCGGATACTTCATCACCTGCTTGTTCTAATAGTTCTGCTTCTATATCTTTTGCATCTTGTTTTATTTTACTAGCTAAATCAGAATCTTTTTCTGCAATTTGTTTCATTGCTTCTTCAGCTTGTGCGTTAGACTCTGCTAATTCACCTGGATCTACATCAATAGCATCTGCTATTTTGCCACCAGCTTTTTTACCTGCCCAACTACCGCCAAAGTAACCAATAGCTCCACCAATTAATCCACCAATTGCTGTTCCTACAATAGGAATAACAGAGCCAATTGCCGCACCAGCAGCTGCTCCTGCTATAGCTCCACCTGCTCCACCTGCACCTTCTCCTACTGCTTCTGCTTTTGCTTTTTGTTCTTCTTCTGCATTTAACTCACCGGCGTCTGCCATTCTCTCTGCCTCTTTGGAACCACTGACAGCAGTATAGACTCCCATTCCAACTGCAAGTGCTGCTCCGCCTACCTTAGTAGCTAAGCCCATCTTGCCTCTCATCATTCCCTTGCCTTTAACTTTGCCTTTTTTATTCTTTCCTTTATTCTTTCCTTTGTTCTTACGACGCATGAACATATCCATCATGCCACCGCCACCTTCTTCTCCTCCACCAGCAGTTTCTGCTAATAAGTCTCTGATTTCTATTAAGGTTTCTAATTGTTTCTCTTGTACAGACTCTGTGTCTTGTCCTGTTCTTTTATCTACTTTAGCTTTAGCTGCTGTTTTACTAGGACTTGGCTTAGCTGCTGCTGGTTCATCACTAGCAGCGGCTACACTTTCAGTTGCTTCTGATACTTGAGCAGCTTGTTGGCCGACTTCAGGTATCCATTTTTCTCGCCACTGTTCTTTCTTATCTCCTTCTTTTCCGACTAGTCCAAGGCCTTCATCGCCCATCATTCTGCCTTGAGCTTCATTTTGAGACTGTACTTCTTTTGCTCTCCTAGCAGCTTCTTTAGGTTCGTTATCACTTTGGAAAGCTGATAGTTTAGCTAATGAAAACTTACCACCTGTGTCTGCACTACCAAATAATCTATCTGCAGAGAAGGCCTGCTTCATGCCAGCTCCAGAAAATAGTTTTGTGCCTTGATTAACACCAAATATATTTTCTTTTAAACTTGCTCCTATGTTACTGCCTAAGCCTCCTTTAGACATTTTAGAAACACTATCAAGCTCAAGCATCTTAGACATATCTTCACCGCCAGATAGTTTAAGTTTTTCTACTTGTTCTTGTACTTGTTTTCTTCCTACACCTTCTTTACCTGCTTGTGCATCTTTTAATATTTTTGCTAGATCTGCTAAGTCTGTTTTAGCTTCTAAGTTATTATCTATTGCATTTTGTAACTCACCAGCATTAGCACCTATATTCTGTGCTAATATGCCAGAAGCTTTTGATGCCTTAAATTGTTCTCTGTTTCTTGTTGTTCCTACAACACCTTGTGATATTCTAATATCTTCTGCAAGAGCTTTTACAGGATCTGTTGCTGTAAAAGACGATGTAGGTTTTCCATCTACACCTATTCCTTTTTCAATAAATTTAGCAGTGCCTGTTGTTTTATACTCACCTGCTCTTTGTAAATTTTTACCGCCTATTCTAAGAGTCTCTCCCTCTTTCATTCTGAGAGCGCCTTTGTCTAACTCATCTACACTAATTTTTTTCTTGTTTAAACTTTTATTTGTTGTCTTTACATCATCAGATAAACCATGTATATCTGCAACACCACTTTCTCTAAGTGTTGCTTTCTCATCTCTAACTCTTTGATTTGCATAGTCCTGGTCCGACATACCATAGCCGGATCTTTTATCTTTTGTATCTAATTTCCTCTTATTAGGACCTATTGTTGTTTGATCTGCTTTGGATATATCTGCCTGATTCTTTTTAATGACTTTTGTGTTCTCTTCTACAGCCTTATTTAAAGTGTTACCGCCACCACCTTTGCCACCTAATGAACCTTCTAAACTATTAAGCTGTTGAATAATAATTTTATTTTGCTCTAGTATAATTTCACGAGCATCCTTGGCGCCTTTGTTATGTTTTTTCTGGCGCTCCAGTCCTTTGTCCTGCTTTTTTATACTATCAAGAACTTTGGCGCTGTCATCTCTTCCTCTTGCAAAGTCAAAAGCTTCTTTGGCAATTTGGATCTTGTTAAAGGTTTTATTCTTCTCAGCGTCATCTTTTAAATCTTTTGTATTGTTTTCTACTTGGTCGTGCCGTTCATGTAGGGCTTTTGATAGCTCCTGAAGGTCTTTTGAATCAGCTAAATCGTTCGAAGGATTCTTAGAATTAGATTCTTTGATTTCCTTAATTAACTCTCTTAGTTCTTTATCGCTGGCCATTTTTTATTTCCATTTGTTAGCTTCTTTTCTTTCCTTAGCTTTTTCAGCCTTCTGCTGCAAATGTTGTATAAGCATGTTGACATATACTTCCCTTTCCCAAGGCACCATGTTTTCAAGTTCTGTCAGACTATATTGGTGCTCTTGCATTAACAAAAAGTTCGTCTTGTAAAAATTCCCAAGACGCTCCTGAGAAAGGACTAGGCGAAAAAATGTTCGTATCCGTTGATACTAATCGTCTGGTCTGTCTCGCAATGGGGACAAGTATATTCAACTTTATGCTCTACATACGGCATAGTTTGAAAAAACTCCCTCATCTGTTCTAATGCACTAACTGGAAGATCACCCATAAAGTCTGTAAGTTCTTCTTCACTTACATCTTTTATAAAAGTTTCTTCTTCTTCAGTTACAATAGAAACTATACATTTAGCAACGACATCAATATCTGTCATGCCCTCTAAATCTGCTACATCTAAAGCAGATGGATATTTCATACGAACAATAAAATTATCTCCAATTTTAATATTTGTATCAGGTAAGTTATCCAAACCTTTTGCTCTTAAATTTTCAAGCTCTAAATCATATGTGATTGACTTTTCACATTCACCACATACTAAGGTAAACTCTTGTGTTTCACCTACTGACTTTTCTCTAATTCTTACAAATAGATCTTGCATATCAAACATTGTCATGTCTTCAGGCATAGCTCCCATTGTACAATTAGAAACAATTTGGTGACAAGCATTTACCATGCCTTTGTAATCACCTTCTTCACTAGCCAACATTAGAATCTTTTCTTCCTTCACTAGAAAAGGTCTATATTTAATAGTCTCTCCTGTTGATGGGAGAAGTGTTTCATACATTGGCGTATCTAATCTTGGTAACATAATTTTCTCCTATAATATATTATCCATATGGACTTTCTTTTCCTAATCTTACATCTATACCAGGAGCACCAACAACATCCGTTGACTCCCAATATGCTGAAGATATAATAAGTGTAGTCCTTACCACACTAGTGGTTCCCATTGATAAGGGCTGTAAGTTCAAAACCTTTGGTGTACATTCATGCAGTGTCCATTGCTTATTAACAAGTTCTTGGTCTAACGGACCTGCAGCACCGGATCTTACAGCCGCTTCATTAGCTTTATTTCCTAATGAAATTGCTTTAATTTGTATCTCTGCAGATATGTCATCTAAATATGCAACTTGTTTTCCTGTAGTATCTACACAAGCGGCAATCCAAGACTCAAAAACAGATCTAAGTCCCCAATTTTCATCAGTTAAAAATGTCATGTTTATTTCTTGTCCTAAGAAACCTACATTAGTATTTCTATAAAACTTCCATGGACCTAAATTAATTTCTTTATTTTCTACAGCCATACCTGGAATTTGAACTTCCTCACAAAACAATTCTATATCCCTAGCAATTTCTCTATCTATTGCTTGCCCTTCCATAACTTTTTCAGGTATTGTCATACTAACTTCAAATCTCTCTGAACGCTGTAACGGTCTTTTCTTTAATTCCTGTCTAAACTGAAATAAACTTCCTATTGCCTTATCTGCCATTTACGCTTCCTCTTTTTCTTTTCTCTGGTCTTGCCAAAGTATTTTTATATACTGTTCTTTCCGAAGCCCCAACAAAGTTTTGTACGGGTAAATATACTGCGGTGTTCCAATGTTTATAATTTACTTCAATCATTTGTCCTGTTATATGGCCTGTTAAATATTTTTTAACACTACCTCTAACTTCTGGAAACCTACTAAAATTTTTAATCATCGCCCAGCTACTTTTTAATGTAGCTTCTTGTTGATCCATATCTCTATCCCACGGCATTCTAGCTCTTGTTAATCTATCTAAAAGTTCTGCTCTAGCTTGTACAGGTAAATAATGAAAATTAATTCCACTAAAACCTTGTGCTGTAGGTTCTGCAATTACTACAAGAGGAACAGTATCATAATAAGGTAAGTCTGCTTTTCCTTTAGGATCGTAACTAAACATATACATTTTACCTACTTCTAACCGTCTAGCTACTTTGCCTAAATCAGACTCTCTTGCCTCTTGAAATGTATTAATAGTTCTTGCATACTTTCTTATAGCACTGACATACCACTGATGTGATCTTTCCTGCTTATTAGCAGCATCTCTTATGTCTTGCATGGGCGTGTTCATATTAGTATTTATACTAGATACCCAATTCTTTTTCAGTTACTATCTTAAATTCCATACCCTGAGATTTACAAAAATCTATTGCAGATTTCCACTTCGCCTCATTAACACCGTATTGTGCTATCTCTTGTAAGTATTTTCTTGTCTTTCTTTTACCTGGCTTAGGGGGTTTTGTAAACCTTTCTGGTTTTACTTCTATTAAATATTTCTTAACTCCGTCTTGTTCTTTAACCTCTATATAAAAATCTACGAAGTATCTGTGTACCTTATTGTCCATTGGACTACGATAAGGGATAGCAATCTCTTCTGAAACCCAACCTTGTATTGAACTATTCTTATCACACCAGTTCATAAACTTCAATTCGTAGGAAGATCTATAAGTAATAGAGTTAAAATCTCCTAAATACTTAGCCGGATTTTTAGGAATAAACTTTCCTTTGTATATTTCTTTCGCGTAAACCATATAAATAACACTATAATACCTAGTATTTATAGAGGCGAATAAATGGCAACAACATATTACCCGCAAGAACTTGGCACAGACTCAATGCCTAATGCTATTAGATTCTATATTAACGAAAGATCTACATATGCACCAGCAGCAGCACAGAAAGAGGCAGGCGGAGAAGAACATACGAAAGCACAAAATGCTTTATCTAAAGATTACACAGATCAAAATAGAGCAAAAGAAGATCAATATACAAGAGCATTAACAAGTGGTGCAGCACTATCAGCAACACTAGGTATGGTAGCAGGTGGTACAAAAGCATTAACAGGTGAGGGTGCCACTATGTTGGGTAAGTCTCTTATAACAGGTGGAACAGCAGTAGTAGCAGGTGCCGCAGCCTCACAAATGGCAACGGAATCAGAAACTATAAGACTTATAGACGACATTGCTCTTTATGTTCCTCAATCTTTTATAGCGGCATACGCAGCTAATTGGGACGAAGTAGATACAGGTGTTGCAGGAGCATATTTAGGAGCAGGAAATAAAAGTTTAACAGACTTATCAGGCACAGGAGAATTTGTAGCCAGAGGATTAGTTTCAACAGCAGCAGCATTGCCACAAGCTCTAGGAGCACAGATGGATTTAGGGGCAGTACTAGAGGCTTCAAGTAAGAAAGTTAACAATCCATACAAGGAACAATTATTTAAATCAATGGGATTTAGGCAGTTCTCATTTAGTTATACATTCTCTCCTAGAAATAAAACAGAACAAAATCAAGTAGAAGAATTAATTAGAAAGTTTAGATTACACATGCACCCAGCTAAAGCACCTGGAGATTTATTTTTAATTTATCCAGCAGAGTTTAGTCTTGTGTTTGAAACTTTAGTAGATGGTAAGATGCAGAAAAATGAGCACTTACCAGCAATTTCATCATGTGCATTAAAAAATTGTAAAATAGTATATGGTGCCGACGGAGGGTTTAATACATTCAGAGATTCAGGTGGTGCCGCAACAGAAATTACTATGGAATTACAATTTGTAGAACTAGAAGCACTAACAAAAGATCGTATTGAGGCAGGACTATAATGTATTTCAGAGCTTTACCTAAAATGATTTATCCTTGGAAGGATGGTAATAAAAAACAAAGACAAATAATTGTACCTGATATTTTTAGAAGAGTACATGTAGATAAGTTTTTTAGAAACAAATTAAACCTTGTTGCAATGTATGTTAACGACGGAGAGACTCCTGAGAAAGTTGCATATGATTATTATGGTTCTACAAAGTATCATTGGATTGTATTGTTATCTAATAATATCGTTAATGTTGGAGAAGAGTGGCCTAGAGGACAAAGAGATTTAAATAACTATATTAAAGATAAGTATGGTTCAGCAAATTCTACAGATGTACATCATTATGTAGAAACTGATAATAAATCTATTATTGTAGATTGGGATGCAACAAGATTATCTAATGCAGAAATAGAACCTGTTACAAATACAGAATATGAAGATGATTTAAACGAAAAGAAAAGACAAATATTTGTCTTAGATAAAATATTTTTAAAGGATATAGTAGCACAATATAAGAAATTGGTGAAGTAACATATCATGGCAGACATTAAGTCAGAAGAAAATTTACAACAGCCCGGACAACTTATTGTAGATGAGCTGTTTCTAACTACACAAACATTAGAAGATATCGATATTACAAACATGTATATTGAACTTAATCTATATGAAGATGTTTGGAACCCTCACATACATGGATCAATATTAATTAAAGATGCTATTAATTTGATAGGCTCTTCACCTATAGGTGCAGGAGAGCTTATTACAATGAAACTTAGAACCGCTACATACGAAGACGAACCAGGTAATGTTATTGATAAATCTTTTCAAATTTATTCTATTAATAACAGATCATTAAACACAGATAGAGAACAAACATATGAACTAGGCTTTATGTCTATTGAAGGATTAACAGACGCATCTGCTCCAATATCTAAAAGATTCTCAGGCAATACAGCAGATCTTGTTAATCAAATTTATACAGATTATATGCAAGAATATCGTAGACCTGTAGAAGCAAAAGAACTTGCTACTTTAGTTATTGGTGATACACCACATGCTTCTAATGTAAATTATATATCTAACTATTGGACACCCTCTCAAAATTTACAATATATTTCAAAATACGCACAAGGCAATGAACACATAGGTTCAGACTTTGTATTTTATGAAAGTAATAAATCTTTTTATTTTACTTCTATACAAAAGTTAATAGCAGCACAAAAAGAATCTTTATTTGAGGAATATGTTTATTCCCAACCAGGACTTGAAGTACCTCATAGGGGAGGTGGAGAAACTTTTGTAGGTGTTAACCTAGGAAAGAAACATTGTCAGATAGAAGATATTAAAATACCTAGAACTATTGATACACTAGACGGAGTAGATAGTGGTTATTATGCTCAGTCTATAAGAGCGTACGATATGTTTACAAAAGAAAGAACAGAAAAATATATAGATGTAAGAGATGACTTTGGAAATTTTGTTCATACAGACGATGGTATACCAATACCCTCAGGAACTCCAAGAAGTCCTTACTCACAAATGGGAATTAAATTATTAAATAGTTTTGCATATGGTGCTGTACCAATGGGTATTCCTGGAGGTAAATTAAAAGCAGCCAATGATGCCGTTGTAAGTAATAGTTTATTTAGAGCAAACTATTTTAATTCATTTAAAGATTACACATTTGAAATAACAGTTCCAGGTAGAACAGATATTGAAGTAGGAAAATTAATAAAAATGGTATATCCTAAACCTGTAGACAAACCTTCAGATGCAACTTATGATGACATTGTAGAACCTATACTTACAGGATCTTATTTAATTACAGCTATACGACACAAAGTAGACCCTGTTGGTTATGTTATGTTAATGGAAATTGTTAAAAATGGACTTGCAGAAAGTATTGGAGACCCAGACGACGGAGTGAATGATGACATCAAATAATAAAAATTATGGTAAATTAAATATACCCGATTGGATATGGTGGGTAGGAGTTATTGAGTCTAGAGCAGACATTACACAGACAGGTAGATACAAAGTTAGAATAATGGGTTACCATACAGGTAATAAAGAAACATTACCTACAAAAGATCTTCCTTATGCTACTGTTATTAACTCTCCTACAAACGCATCCACATCAGGCATTATGGAAACACCTAACTTGTTACCAGGATCAACTGTTATAGGATTCTTTGCTGACGGTGACGAAGGACAAATGCCTGTTATAATAGGTTCACTGGCAGGAATGCCTCAACCTAAAAATGAAGAATTGCCAAGTGAAGATGGTTTCAACGATCCTACTAAAACATATCCTAGAGGCGGTTTTGATGAAGAGGCACCAAAAGGTTTTGGTGGAGTAGGCGAACCCGACTTACCAAGACTTGCAAGAGATGAAAAAGCAGAAACACATTACTCTTTACTTACAAAGAGAGAAGAAAGAGTTACAGAAATAAGAACAGCTAAAGCTCCTGATATGACAGGACAAATAGATCCAGTAGAAGACAAGGATTACGAAGGTAAACAATGGGAAGAGCCTTATGCCAGAGCTAAAGGCCCATACAAAACATTTGAAATGGAAGAGTTTACACCAAAGTATTGGGACGCACTTGCAGATATGAAAAGTGGTGGAACAGGAATTCCAACAGAGCCTGGAACATATACATCTATGTATCCTTTCAATCAGGTTAGAGAAACAGAAAGTGGTTTTGTACAAGAAATAGACAATACACCAAGCAATGAAAGATATGCTTTCTATCATCCTATAGGAAACTTTGAAGAAGTACAAGCAGACGGAACAAGAATAAACAAAATAAAAGGCTCTGATTATGAAATTATTGCAGAGGATAAAAATGTAGTTATTAAAGGTTCTTGTAATGTTACAATTATGGGCGACTCTAAAATACTTGTTCAAGGAGATAAGTATGAAGAAATAGAAGGAGATCATTATGTTACAATACATGGTTCCAGGCATACAGCAATAACAGGAAATGACATAAGAAAAGTTAGTACTGATGTTAATGATTTGATTGGCGGTGAGAGATCAGCTCGTGTAAGTCTAAATGACGCACAAACAATAGTAGGCAATCAAGGAATAACTGTAACAGGTTCTTTAAAAGAATCAGTAACAAAACAAGTTACAGAAATATATAGTGCAGGACATAATACAACGGTATCAAGAAATAGAGTACAACAAGTTGGTGGTGTTTTAAGAAACGCATCTGGTAGTAACATGTTAATGTTAACAGGCGGTGAAGGACACTTTAAATCTAAAGAAAAAATGGAACTTGAAACTAGTGATACACAATTATTAAAATCTACAAATCAACAAACATTAGAAGCAGACAACACAGACATCAAACAAGATGTAGATATAACAGGAACAAGCACGGCAACCGTAGATCATTTATCTAATGGTAAGTCAGGCTTTGGCCATACACATACAATAAGCGGAGGTAGTTCGGCAGGAACAACCTCAGCCCCAGATTAATAGGAGGACAAAATGAGTTGCGGACCAAGTGAAGCAATGAAGGCAGCAGCAGAGACTGTAGATGCTTTAAATGCCAAAATAGACGCAGCAATAATGGACATACCAGGTATGGACGAACTTGCTAATTTAAAGGAAAATGCTGAGTCGGCAGCACAAGGCTTAATGGATAAATTAAGCGCTGCCATACCTAGTATTAATTTTCCAACCTTGCCTAATAGTGCTAAATCCTTGCAAGATGAAATGAAAGAAGTTGCAGCTTTAATTGCCTTAGGAGCTTTAGCATTACCACAATTAAAAGACCAGTTAGATTATATGAAAGACAAATATTCTGGTGTTGATGTGGATATTGAAAACCTAGCAGACTTGTTAAGAACAGGAGCTATGGATTTAGATAATTTATGTAAGTTAGTTCCTAATATTCAAAAACAAGGTGTTAAGGTAGAAGTTAAGGCAACTCCTACATCTATTCCAGACATAGACCCTGTAGCGATAATTAGGGGAGGAGCAATACCTGAGTTTCCTAAATCAATCGACGCATACATTGAAACTAGTAAAGTAAATAAGAAGGCAACAGACGATTTTCTTAATATTGAATTGCCAACTTTTGACTTTTAAGTATAAATACTAATATGGCTATCCTAAGACAAAACAAAGCAAGACTTTACAAAGACTTTGATTTAAGTTTTGGTAAAAATGCGATAACAGGCGACTTAAATAAAAAGATAGACGCTAATGCAGTTAAGCAGTCTATGAGAACGCTGGTTATGACACAGATGCATGAAAGACCATTTCATCCAGAGTTAAGTTCAGATCTATTTCAACAGTTATTTGAACAAATGACTCCGTTTACAGCAGGTAGCATGGCAAGAAATTTAGAAACTTTATTTGATAATTACGAAAAAAGAGTTAAGATAGATAATGTACTAGTTGAACCACTCTATGATAAAAATGAGTATAAAGTAAAAATATACTTTGAGGTAATAGGATTAAACGAGCCTCAAGAACTAGAATTACAATTGGAGAGGCTTAGATAGATGGCACAATTAAATGTATCAGAATTAGACTTTGATAATATCAAAGCAAACTTAAAAACATATTTACAGTCTCAGACAGAGTTTGAAGACTATAACTTTGAAGGATCTGCACTGGCAGTTTTAATAGACTTATTAGCATACAACACGCATTACAATGGAATGTTGGCTCACATGTTAGCAAATGAAAACTTTATTGATACAGCTATTAAAAGAGAATCAGTAGTATCTATTGCAAAGAGTATAGGTTATACACCTAGATCTAACTTAGGTTCATCAGCAACTTTAGACATTACAGTTACACCACCTTCAACATTTACTAATACAACACTATCATTATCTAGAAATATAGTTTTATCATCTACAAAAGATGGTTCAACATATAGTTTTTATCCATTAAATGACTCTGTAACATCTGCCCAAGTAATAGATGGTGTTACAAAATTTGTATTTAAAGATGTTATTGTTAAAGAAGGTAGAAGAGTAACAAACGCATTTACTATTGCAGCAGCCAATACAGACGGTCCTTATATTATTCCTAACGCATCAGTGGATACAACAACTATAAGAGCACAAGTACAAACATCACTTTCAGATTTATCTGTAACAACTTGGCCTGTATCTACTACAATGTTAGATATTAAGGCAGATACAAAAACATTTTGGATAGAAGAAGGCATAGATGGTTTGTTCCAATTAAGATTTGGAGACGGAGTATTAGGACAAAAATTAGACACAGGTAACATATTAAATGTAGATTATATATCTTCATCAGGTACTGGTCCTAATGGTTGTAAAACATTTGGGTGTTCAAATACAATTTCAGCATCAGGAGAATCAATAGTAGTTACAACATCAAGTCCAGCATCAGGTGGTGCAACACAAGAAACAATAGATGAGATTAGATTTAACGCGCCCCGTTACAACGCAACAAGAGATAGAGCAGTTACAGAAGGAGATTATAAAGCTCT